GGATTGTTTTGTTAGCATTTATGGTGTGGTATTAGAATGATATTATGAAAATAAAATATTTATGTAAAATATATAAATATTTTTTTATTGTATTGTATATAATGGAGAACAAAATCAAAGAATTAGAAGAGGAGATTATCAGATTAAGGGAGGAATTGTTGACGACGAAAGAACATTTGAAAAAATATACGGCTCCTGCTAGTAGTAAGACATATTATGAGAACCATAAAGAAGAACATATAAAACGAGTTAAAGAATATCAACAACGAACAAATTATAAAAGCAATTATAAGCCTACACCAGAAAAAAAGAAAGAATATAATAGACGTCAATATTTAAAAAGAAAAGAAACCCTTGAAAAAGAACATTTAGGAATTTAGTAATTTTATTATTAAATAAAACTACTTAAAAGAAAATCTCATTATATAATATATAATATGAACAGAACCGTAAAATACGAAAACTCGTTTGCTCTCCATCCCAAATCTAAATTTTGGTCTCCTAATAATCTTTTGAAACCATCTGAAGTGTCAAGAGGAACCGATACCAAGTATTTATTCATATGTGATAATTGTGATCATGAATTTGACATTGCGATTAGTAAAATCAATGAAAATAGGTGGTGTCCTTACTGTTGTGCTTCATCTAGGAGATTATGTGACGATGACTGTGATTATTGTTTTAATAGATCATTCGCATCCCATCCGAAATCAGATGATTGGTCGGATAATAATAGAGACGAAGATGGGTTTTTAATACTTCCTAGAAAGGTCGCAAAAAGTTCTAATAAAAAATTCTTATTTGTTTGTAAATTATGTAACCACGAATATGATTCAGCACTAAATCAAATACAAAAATATACTGATTTATGTCCATTTTGCGTTACTCCTCCCAAACGATTATGCAATGATAAGAATTGTTTATCATGTAAAGAAAAATCTTTTGAAATAATTTATAAATCTAAATTTTGGTGTAGTTATAATAAAGACGAACATGGATTATTAACACCCCGTGACGTAATGAAAGGTAGCGAATCGTTATATTATTTTCATTGTGAAACATGTAATCATGATTTCAAAACTTCTCCTGCTTCTGTTACTAGAGGTGCTTGGTGTTCATATTGTGCAAATTTACTGTTATGTGAAGATGAATGTAAAGTTTGTTACGAAAAATCATTTGCGTCTCATCCAAAATCGAAACATTGGTCTCCTAAAAATAAAAATAAAGATGGGAACCCTTTATTGCCAAGACATGTTTTCAAAAATTCTAATACTAAATACACATTTTTATGTAATAATTGTAATCATGAATTTGATGTATCGCCAAATAAAATAAATGCTGGTCCATATTGTTGTGTTCCATGCAAAAAATTATGTAATGATAATTGTAATCAATGTTTTAATAAATCTTTTGCATCTCATCCAAAATCGCAGTTTTTCTCTGACAATAATGTAGACAGTAATGGTAATAAAATTGTTCCGCGTCAAGTATTAAAGGGTTCTGATGTTAAATACAAATTTATTTGTGGTGACTGTAATGGAGAGTTTGAATGTCCTATTAGTGGTGTTACAGGAAAAGGTAATAGATGGTGTTCATTATGTGTGAACAAAACAGAAACATTTTTTTATGATTTTATTAAGGAACTATATCCATCAGTTATTCGTCAATTTAAAGTGAATTGGTGTAAGAATATTAATTTTTTACCTTTTGATTTCTGTATTCCTGAATTAAAAATTATTATAGAAGTTGATGGAATACAACATTTTAAACAAGTATCAAATTGGGCTTCTCCTGAAGAGGCTTTTAAAAAGGATATTTATAAACAAAAATCTGCAAATGAAAATAATTATTCAATGATACGAATTTTACAAATGGACATATATTATAACAAATATGATTGGAAAAAGGAAATTGTAGAAAAAATAGAATATTTGAAAACTGTAGATGCTGTGCAAAATATTTATATGTGTAAAAAGAATGAATATGAGAAATTTCTTACATAACAATTTTATATACATTGAAAAACATGTATATAAAATATTTAACGAGGATTAATTATTTCGCAGGTATTATGGTAATAAAAAATTTTTTATTAAACCAGAAAATTTTTGGCTGCATTTATGCATTAAGCAGCTAGTGGCAATCCACCGAGTACACCAAGTCCCGCTCCATAACCAACTGAAACGCGGCTGGAATTTCCCGCAGCAGGAATAAACACGTCCAATATGGAGAAAACCGCAGCGGCAGTCAACGCAATAATTACAATCTCCTCAACATTCATTTGTTTGCGAGGGATCAAGAAGGCGACTAGTGCAACAGCCAAACCCTCAATAATATACTTGATCGCGCGTTTGATCAATTCGTTGAAATCAAAAGTAGCACCCATCTATGATATTTTACTGTATATTATATTAAAATAAAATAAAATAAAAAAATCACTTAAATAGTTCCTCAATAAATAAACTATAGAATCATGGCTTCTTTTTCTAAATCCACTTTCGAAAAAAAGACTCTTCCTGATGGCAAGAAAAACCCTAAATATATTGATCTTTGTGATGAAGATCCCCCCATCGCGGGACAAAAATTCTGTTGCATGTCCTTCATTTCACCCGAAAAAATATTGAAGAAGCGAGAACTTTTCCTTTTTAACCAATTCGTCCACGAATGGGATTTTACTAAATCCATGGAACGATTCCAAGATTTCCTACATTTCGCCTCTTATAAATACAATATTAAAGTCGACGATATTATGGCCGATTTCCGCGATTTTGCTAAAGAAGAACAAGAGAAATTGAAGGTCACTTCGATCGACGACGATTTCAAGAATTTCATGGACAAAAACGAGGATAAATTGAATGAGGATTTTAACCGCGAGCACGCTTTCCAGACCTCCGTACGCGGTCTCAAGGTCAGGGGTGTTTATGCCACCCAAGATGAGGCCCAAAATAAGTGCATTGCTCTCCGTAAACAGGATCCGAATCATGACATTTTTGTGGGGCCTGTCGGTGTTTGGATTCCTTGGGATCCTGATGCCTATAAGACAGGTAATGTCCAGTTCTTGGAAGAGGAGCTCAATCAGCTGCATCAGGAGAAGATCAAGAACGAGGCATATGCCAAACAGGAGTTTGATAAGCGTGTTTTGGAGACGAAGCGTAAGGCGATCGAGGAGAATATCAAGTTGGCGAAGAAGAGCGGTAATGTATTGACACAGACCATTGATGAGGAGGGTAATCTGATTGGTGTGAAGGAGACGGTGAACTTCGAGGAACGCGAGGTTGCGGATGTGAAGGCAGCAAGACTACATAATGAGATGGTAATGGCTGCAAATAAGAAGCGCGAGGCGATTGAGGATGATTCTGCAACCACTGAGGGCGATGGTGGTGACGCAGTATAAAAATATGCGCATGATTATATAGAGGGAACCTACGGTTCCATAACGCCGCGTATGCGGCGTGATGAGATTTTTGCTTCGCAAAAATCTTTCCCCTTACCCCCTCCCCTTTCTTTTGCGTACAATAGAAAGAACTTACGGTGTATAGTAGCATCTACCCTACCCCCTCCCCTTTCTTTTGCGCACAAGAAAAAAGAGTGATGGTAAGAAAGAGAAAGGGAGGGGGTAAGGTGGTTCCCTCTATTACAAAACGTCAACGTCAACATCATCATCTACATACGTAGCAGTAGTATAAATAATATCATTATTTGTCGGGGGCTCTGCAATAGCCGTGTTTATGGATCGTGATGACTGATGCTCGCCTACAATACGTAATAATGGCATTGCATGTGCTGTAAGATTATTATTAATATTCATCTTGGTAATAGCAAATTGTATACTGTCATTTATATATTCAATGATATGGTGAAAATCTTGAAATTCATTCGCGAAATTGAGGTCCGAGACAACCGTCTTATCCTGCCAATCATTGCTAACAACAATTCTGCTTCGCACTGCATTATCGTATAGCACGTATTCTTCTTGGAGTCCGATGTATTTACAATCGCGATACAGGATTGTATGTTCATTACCGTAGAATTGTTTAACACGGAAATATAAATCTACTTTGTTTGTCAGGATGTTTATGTAAAAGAAGAATCCGAATGCGACTAATTTATCCGTAGATGATTTGTTTAGGGTGGAGAAACGGGCATTGGACGGTGTTGGAAATTCGAGGGTGAAAGACATGTTACAGTCTGCGAAACTGCTGCATCGGAAGGATATATTTGTTTTATTTTTTTTGAACGAGTTCCATCCGGAGGAATATATGCCTTTGCGATTATCTTGGTCCCAGTTCAATATTGGTCTTATTGTGGTGTATTTGAATAGTGCGTTTTTCCGTTCATCGCTGGTTTCTGTAATATTAGAGTCGAAATATTGAAGGTTGGTTGGCAGAATACGGTGCGTCATTGTTGATTTGGGCGTTGGTTGGTTGATTTGGTGATGGTTGATTTTTTGGTGGATTTTTTGTTCAATTTTTTTGAAACAAAAGTTCCAAAAAAATATGCATCGGCATTACGGTCGTTGACCTCCATGCCTCTTTGAATTTTTTTGGAACTTTTGTTTCAAAAAAATATGCATCGGCATTACGGTCGTTGACCTCCATGCCTCTTTGAATTTTAGTAATTATATAATTAATGTATAATTATATAATATCAATTATTGTCTATAATTTCTGTATTTTCGTCTATTTGAGGTTCTTGTTCTTTTTGTTGTTTCAACTTCTCCTTTTTCTTCAAATAAGCATTTCTCGCATATTCTTTACGTTTTTCTGGTGTAACTTTTTCTTTATAATATTCCTTATTTTTTTTCAACATCTCCTCTTTATGGGTAAGATAAAAGCTCTTATTACGATGAGGCGAAGTATATTTCTTTAATTTATCCTTTGTCTCTTGTAAATCCTTCTTTAATGTTTCATTTTCATTTTTTAAAGAAGAATTCTCCATTTCTAGCGTAAGGAGTTTTTTATTGAATTGTTGAATTAGTTCAAACACTTCGACGTTCATTTTTTATATATTTATAATTATATTATTTTTATATAATTTTCTATTAAATTATATAAATCATTATATAGAAAATCACATGTTTTGCTTTCTCTACAGAGAAAATAAATGACTATGTTTTAATTTTGGAGCAATAATATCACCATTTCGTTTTCTTTACAGTAATTTGTTGTCCTTTACTCTTTTTGCTCTTGTTAGGATCATATTCTTCCTCTTCATCGTCGTCACCCAAGTTCTTAGATATTTCCCAGAATTCCTTAGAACCCAATTTGAAATCAGGGTGCGATTGGGCTTTATACCAGAACACCTGATCTGTAAGCTTATTTGATTTGGCGTTATTATCTATCACCAAACATTCGTAATTCTCAGTTGTCTGGTCAAGAATTGAAACAAATGACTCGAGAGTTGGGAACATAGATGCATAATTCTCCCAAATTCTTTTTCTATTTGATAAGTATGGTTCTCTTAAAATAAAAACATAGTCTATATTTGTTCTCAAATTAGGAGGAATTCCTAACGGAAATTGCATGCAGATGCAGAGTAAAATTTTCCACGCGGAGCTTACCATCTCTGGTAAGGCTAGACTATATCTTAAGGGATCTTTTGAGACGGTCAATCTCATCACCCCCACCTCCATTTAGTCGTTGAACCTTCCCCATAACCTGACCAATAATGGTGTTAGGGGCTTGGCTGCGGATTGTCTTTATTTCTTACCTTTTTACTATACCCATTGTGGTTAACAATGGCCACCATAATGTTTCCAATATGGTTTAGTAGTAAGAACCTAGCAAGATGTCCCCGCAATTTGGACGTGTCGCCTTATTTTATCAGGGTAGTGATTATATAATAATTATCCCATCGAAGATTTGTAATGGGACTTGTCCCATTACATCTTCAATGGGATCGATCTCAAAATTTGAAATTAGGGACGCAAAGCGTCCCATTTCAAATCTTCGAGGGTCTAAATAATTATATAACTCCACTCGATAAAATAAAACTAGCCGATCTTTTGAATCGACTGACACCAGTTATGGTCACAAATGTCTTCCGTTCATAAAAAGGCAACGCATAAGCTTATCTCGCGTCCAAGATTGATCGTATAAACAATCATCCAATATAACAAAGGTCCTTGGATCTATCGTCGATTTTCGATATGTTTCTATTTCTTTATTCACTTGTTTCAATACCGTTTTTTGTCTCCTTAATATATTCTCAATCAATACGGTACTATATTCCTCATGAATAAACAATTTAGGTACAAGAGAAGAATAAAAACCATTACCAGCTTCAGTACCCGATATAACAGTGCCAATAGGAATATCTTGATGATAAAATAATAAATCACGTACTAAAAAGGATTTTCCAGTGTCACGACGGCCGATCATTACTATTACCGGACCTTTGTTTTGATTTTTGTCGAAACTAATTGACCGCATATCAAACTTTTTTAATTCTAATGACATGAATTAAATTATTACTTAATATATCATTATAATACAATTTTTTATCGATAAATAAACTCATATTATTTGGGGAATTTTTGCTTTTTTATTTTAAAAACAGCGATTATAAAATATAAAAGCAAAACAATATAAAGAAAAAGCAATAATATGTAATATATAAATGTCTGATAGCTCTTTTAACTTCGTCGCATTTGTGGAGGCTAAGCCTATAACACGCTTATCTAATGAATATAACAATAAGTTATTATATAAAATAAGAGATTCATTCACTGAAACACAACAAAATTTATTTGTTTCCTCGTTTTATTGCTACCTAAACTATCATCCAACAAATGATTTTGTTATTGATTTGGATGATGTTTGGAAATGGTTAGGTTTTAGTCAAAAAGTTAAAGCTAAAGAATTATTAGAAAAAAATTTTATAGTGGATAAAGATTATAAATTTTTGCTTTCTGCGCAGGTAAAGCAAACATCTGACACCAGAGGTGGTCACAATAAACAAACTTTTTTAATGACAATTCGTACCTTCAAATTATTTTGTATAAAAGCAGGTACAGAAAAAGCCAATGAAATTCACGAATATTTCGTGAAATTAGAAGACATTGTAAATGAACTGATTTATGAAGAATCCAATGAAATGAAAGAAAAAATGCAAAAAAATATTTTATTATTGGAAAAAAACGAACAAGAAAAACAACAATTACAAAATAAATTTGTTCAACTCGAAGAAGAAAACAAAAGATTACAAGAATTAAAAGCGGCTGTTCCTGTTATTTATGTTTATAATACAAATGTTCAGTTAGAAAATCCCGACATAAAAATAGGTTATTCGACAAATATTCATAATCGTATGAGTGAATTTAACACTTCGGGAAAACGTGGTAAATTCGAATATACTGTAGAAGTTTTTGATATAGAAGTAAGACATATTGAAAAAATTATTCATATTATGTTATCTAAATATCGTGTAGGCGGTGAATTATTTAAAATAAAGGTTGATGAAGCTATCATGGTGATAAAACGCATTATGAACACTCTAAAATTAGTGAATTTAGATGATGTTGAAGAACGTCAAATGAAAATGAAAAAATTACATGATATTGAATCCAATATTATTGACAATGTTTATATAGATAAAGACAATACCAGAGAAATGTCATGTCAAACAATGGAAGAAGAATTTATTGAAGAAAAAACCAATATTATAAAGGATGAACTAACAATAAAATTTGATAAATTCATTGAGGATCATTGTATTGTTCGAAATGATGTGGAAGTTTCATGTACAGACATTATTGGATTATATAGAATTGTCAATAAATCCGCATCTAAAGAAGTTTATCAACGTATGTTAAGTTATCTAAGTTCTCGTTTCAAGCCATCCCGGTTGAAATATCAAAATAAAGATCAAGTTGTCAATGGTTATTCTGGTGTTACATTAAACCATATTGACTATAGTAAATGTCCTGTAGATAGCAATGAACAAAATTTCATTTTCCATTCTTGTGTTTTTTCACCTAGTGGAAAAGTGTTGTTATCAGAACTAACAGACGAATATAAGAAGTGGAAAAAACAGGTCAATATACCAGTATTAGAAAATGATGAAAAAATGTTGAGAGATTATCTTAATGATACTGGTTATGTTTTATATACAACTATTTGGGCGAAAAATGGAAATGGTGTTGGTTACTATGGCATTTATTTGAAAAAAGATGTAGATAAACATAGATTAACATCTTCTACGGGAAAAAAGGTGGAGAAAAGAAGCAAAGATTCACATGCATTGTTAGGTACTTGGGAAACAATTGCAAAAGCTGCAGAAGCCGAAAAAATGTGTGCCGCGAAAATGAGCCGAAGTATTAAAAATGCTGTTATTTTTAATGATGATTATTATTATTGTACTGCATGATCCAACTTAATCTGGTAATAACAATATTATGTTATTGTTATTACTCAAAGCATTACAACACCATTTATCATGTAATATTATTTTAGTAATAAATAATTATAAAAGGAGGGGGTTAGGGGGAACCATTGGTTCCCTCTACGAAAATCATATATATTTACACCATTATATTACAGTTATTTATGTCGAGTAACTATAAAAAAATGAATAAAGGAGAACCCAATAAAATGGATGCTCCATGGACAAGCCATTCCGCATCAGGCCATGTTGCTAAGGGTACTCGCCCCTCATCAACATGGCCTAATTATATTAAATCCCGACAAATCGATTGGAAAACTTTAGAAGAAAATTATATTCCATCCTCCAATGAAGAAATTACCTTCCATTACAATCCCTTTGCAATAAAACAAATCCAAAATTACAATCCCACCTACAATGAATTCTTTGTCCTAAATGAGAACAATTATGATAAAATATCTCTAAATCATCGCTACCATTTTAACAATACTACATCCGTCTACGATACAGAGAACAACACCATCGTTGACCGTAATATTTTTATAAAATATTCTCCCTTACTGGATCCTTACCGTTATATGACGGGGAAATACAAAACATTAGAGGATTTAGACAAGCTACCAACATTTGTGTCTACCACATCCTCCTTAAATAGCAAAAAACATAAACTCTCAGACTACAATAATGCATCTTATGTAGACAATTTCTTCTGTTATTTGGCTAGCATGTTTATGCACAAACACCGCTTTGTTCATGGTGTAGATTATTATGGTTCCTTCTTAGCGATCCAAAACGTCTTTAAAGTGAATGTGGTAGACGATTACGAATATTTACAATCGTCGGATTATTTTTTGGAGAACAATGGACGCTTGTTTTCGGTGGTTTCATCGGAATCTGATACTACGCGTCTAGGTTCTCGCGCGAATAAAATGAAACTACGGATATCGAATGAAATAAAACATAATGTGACTGTTTATTCGTTGGGGGAGGTGGGTGATGTTGGGGGCGATCCTTGTGAGGTTGAGGAGGTGTATGAGAAAAAATCGTCTCCTTCCACGTCATTGTCTACATCTAGTTCATCTAGTTCGTCATCGTCCGATTCCGAAGACGATTCGTCCGTCTCGGAGGATATTCATGCGCATGAAGATGACGATGATCAATGGGAGACCGAATCCGATAGTAGTAGTATAGAAACGGACATGGAGGAAGAGGAACCCAGAAATGCTTATATTAATAATTTCCCCGTGCAATTCATTTGTCTAGAAAAATGCGACGGAACATTGGACGAACTTTTTGTTAAGAAGGAAATGGACGAGACGAAGGCAGCAAGTGTGTTTTTCCAGGTGATCATGACGCTGATTGCTTACCAGAAAGCCTTTCATTTTACACATAATGATCTTCATACCAATAATATCATGTTCTCGAATACGGATAAAGAGTTTCTGTGGTATCGGTATCGAAATGTGATGTACAAGGTGCCGACCTATGGGAAAATATTTAAAATCATTGATTTTGGTAGAAGTATTTACCGCTTCAATAATAGGTTGTTTTGTAGTGATAGTTTTGCGGTGGGGGGTGATGCAAGTACCCAGTACAATACGGAGCCGTATTTGAATGAGAATAAACCTCGTTTGGATCCCAATTATAGTTTCGATTTGTGTCGATTAGGGTGTTCGATTTATGATTTTATTATAGATGATGATAGTAATGAGAGTGTTGCTGGATTTAATGAATTACAGAAGACAGTTTATAGGTGGTGTACCGATGATAAGGGGAGAAATGTATTATATAAACGTTCTGGTGAAGAACGGTATCCTGGTTTTAAGTTATATAAGATGATTGCGAAGACAGTACATCGGCATACACCTGAAGAACAGTTGAAATATGGGTGGATGAAACAGTTTAGGGTTTCGGAGGTTGGTTGTAGTGGGGATGATTTGGATGTTGTTATGGATTTGGATGGGGTGGGGAGGTATTAATGTTGCGTAGAGTTATATAATTATGTATAATAATTATA